TGCGCTTTGACGATATGGACGGCCTAGACAAGTTTATTGCATCCTGGCGCGGCCATGCGCGCTGGGCTGACTCTGAAAACCTATTTACATGGCTGGAGAAACGACATGCTCTCACAAGTTATTAACACCCGCGCCGACCTAGACGCCATTGAAGGCACGCAAGCACACGCCGATTTCATGGCCTACCTTAAGGGCTCAATGACGCAGATGCAAAACGTCGCTGTTTACCCTGACGGGTATGGCCAGCCAGGCTATACCGGCCCGACGGTTGACCAGGTCTGGGAAGAGTACGAGGACCTGTCGATCATCGAACAATTCGGCTTTACCAAGGCAGATTTTGCCTAACATAAGCTGAACACAGGATGCCGATGGCAATGTGATGACGCAGGCGGAGGCGGAAGCCTTCATTGCAACTCTACCTTAGGGGATGAATGATGCAGGACGTGCAACGTGACCTTGGGCGGCATGACGCACGCCTCGATGCTATGGAAAGTGACTTGCAGGAAATGAAGGCGCAGATGGCGAAGATGGCCGAGCAGCTTGCCAAGACGAACGAGATTCTCTCGTCGGCGCGGGGCGGGTGGAAGACCCTGATGTTAATCGGGGGTGGCCTTGCTGCTGGCATGCAATTCCTCGCGTGGCTGGGCGACAAGCTGATTCATTTTTTCAAGGTGTGATGCGATATTCGCACCGTGATTGCTGATTTCCTGACGGGGCTTGCCATGATCAACAGCCGAAACCTAGCCGACCTTCACCCGCATGTGCGCTCGCTGGCCGAGCGTTTGCTGGCCCGTGCCAAAGAGGACGGTATCGATCTGCTGGTCACCAGTACCTACCGCGATCTGGAATCGCAGGCGGCGCTCTATGCGCAGGGCCGGACGGCTCCGGGCAAGCGGGTGACCAATGCCAAGCCCGGATACTCATGGCACAACTGGCGCGTCGCCTTTGACGTCGTGCCGATCATTTCTGGCAAGGCCGTATGGGATGACGAGGCGCTCTGGCGTCGCGTCGGCGCTCTCGGTCAATCGGTCGGTCTGGAGTGGGGCGGCGCGTGGGCGTCGTTCCCTGACAAACCGCATTTTCAATACACCGGCGGACTGACGCTGGCCGACTTCCGGTCGGGTAAAACCTTGGAGGTGGCGTGATGGCGTTTGATCCGATTACGGCTGGGCTCGATATTCTGGGCAGGGTCATTGACCGCGTGCTGCCGAACAAGGTCGAGGCCGACCGAGCCAAGGCCGAATTGATGGCCATGCAGGTCAAGGGCGAGCTGGACCAGATGATCGGCCAGCTTGAGATCAACAAGACCGAGGCGGCGCATGCGTCCATCTTTGTGGCTGGCTGGCGTCCTGCCTCCGGCTGGATCTGCAACATCGGGCTGGCTTATACCTTCCTGCTGCAGCCGCTGCTCACATGGGCCTGCAGCATCGCCGGGGTGGCCCAGCCTCCCGGCATTCCGTTTGACGCACTGTACGTGCTTCTGGGGTCCTTGCTGGGCGTCGGCACGCTGCGCACCGTCGACAAGGTCAAAGGCGTGGCCTCATAGGTAGTCTCCTCCCGCGCCCCTGCGTGGATTCGCCCCGGCTTAGACCGGGGCTTTTTTTTGCAGCATCAGCGCGGCCATCTGGTCGCCGGTCGCAAATAGGTCGCAGCTGGTCTGCACGTCGCGCACGCGCTTCAAGATTGCATCGCGCCGTGGCGTCGTGTCCTTGCCCCACGTCACCCGGTAGCGCTCGATGGCGGCCAGCATCGACATGGCCAGCGCCTTGTCTGGCTGGGTGGAGAGAACGAGGCGGGCGCAGCAATCGAGGCAATCGAACGAGTACCTGCCGCCCTTGCTGGCGCAGCAGGCGCACGTCACAGCGGGTTGTCGATCCATGCGGCCAGCACGTAGACGGCGAGAATGAGCAGGACGGTGGCGGCGGTTTTCATCGGCTGATCCGTCCTAAAAAAACCCCGGCTGCAAAGCAGCCGAGGCCCATCGCTAACAGCAGCCATGTTGGCGCGTAGGTCATGCTGCGCCCATCATGTGCTTGGCTTCATAGGCGTGGACGGCGTGGATCGGGTACATGACCCGCGTGTTGCGTCGCCCGCCCAGCTTCAGGTACTGCGGCCCGGTTCCGGCGCTGCGCCAGTTTGCCAGCGTCTTGACCGTCACCCGCCAGCGCTCGGCGAGTTCTTCCGGGGTCAGGTAGGTGGTGTCGTTCATGCTGCGCCTCCCTGCTCTGCGGCTTCCATCGCGGCCACAAACCCGTCATCGATGGTCTGGCCCGGTTCTGGTGTGATCTCGCCCGTGGTGGCGTCGACCGTTTCCGGCTGCTTCTTCAGCGACCGCTTGAGGCGGCTTGGCTGGTTGGCTGGCGCGTCCTCGGTTGGGGCCGGGGTGACGTTGATCGGCTCGCTGTGTGGGGTCTGGACGAATCCGACCGCTTCGTTGTCGTGGGCGAGGACTTGCTCCAGATCGGCGCTTGATGGCAGGCGCTTGGCGATGCGGCGGATGACCGTCTTGCGGGCCATCTCATCCCACCAGTCGACCCAAGGGCCAAACTTCCCGGCGCGGCTGGCGGCGCGGACCTTCTCGACGTCGGCGACGCTCATCACTTCGCGGTAGATCGCGCCGTCCTTGGTCTTGGCGATGGCGTAGCAGGCGATGGGCTTGCCCCGGTCCTCGCCCAGAAATGGCTTGTGGGAGATGCGCTCGTCGTCGCCGAGTTCGTAATCGAAGAGGTCGCGCTCGTAGACGACGTGTGCGCCGATGCTGGCGAGTTCGCCGCTGTTGCGCATCTTCTTCAGGATGCCGCCGATCATCGGCATGTACTGGACCTTCTTGCCTTCCTTGGTGTTGAAAATCACCGGGGCGGCTTCGCGTCCGTCCATCATCAGGCCGTCCTGTGCGGCCTTCATCGCTGCGCCCAGCAGGCTGCGGCGGTCGGCTGCCAGCAGTTCCGGGTTCATCTGGACGGCGGTCAGCGTGGTGCGGATGAATTTCTCGACCGGGATCTGCGGTGGCAGGGCGGCTTTGAATTCGGCGGACATGCGGGTCAGCGTGCCGCGCATGGCGTCCATCGGGGTCAGTTCTGTGGTGGTCATGCTGCTTTCTCCTTCTTCAGGTTGATGCGGAATTGCCGGTAGCCTTTGCGGCCACCGATGGTTTGTCCGACCATGTCGGGGGTAATCAGGGTTCCGAGGCTGTCATTGGTGCGGGCGCAGTTGATGCTGCCCCATGCGCCCGTGACGCGTTCTGCCGTGCCGATGCGCTCCAGAAGCTGGGCCTTGTAGGCGTCCTTCATCTTCTCCATGTCGGCGAGCTGGCGGCTGGCTGATTGATATTGTTCCACCAGCCTTGCGATTTCCGCATCACCCGTGGCGTCGTAAACTTCGCCCGCCCGGACTTGGCTGTAGAGCTGGTTGATGAATTCGGCGTCGCGGCTGTAGTCGGCGCTGGGCGGGGTGTTGGTTTCGACCCGTTGCCAGAAGCCGTCGACCGTGCGGCGGATGTCTGCGCCGATCTCCTTGTCGCGCTGGCGGTAGACCACCTTGGGGGTGTTGCCGCCGACCAGAACCACAAGGGCGCACCATTCGTACCCGCTGACTTCCATCTGGTGCTGGATCTGCATCTCGATGTGTTCAGGGGCTTCGATGTTGCCGTTGCCGTCGTCGATCCATTTTCGCTTGTACTGCAATTCGGCGACGTTCTTGATCTCCAGAATGCCGCGCCCGTCGCTGCTGGACTTGATCTCGAAGTCGAAGCTGGAGCCGATGCGCGCCTCGACGTCGCGGATGTAGACGTCCAGCTTGGCGATGTTCCAGCCCATGTCCTCGGCGACCCCGTGGGCGATGGGGCCTTCGAGGCGCTTGCCCCACTTCATGCGCTCGTTCTCCGGGATGCGGACCACGACCCCGTCGCGCTTCTGGTGGAACAGTTCAAATTCTGTGGCGTAGGGCGACAGGCCGTAGAGCGCGCTGACTTCCGTGCTGGTGATGTCCTTGGTGCGTTCGGCGAGCCATTGGCTCTCGTTTTCGATGGCGATGACTTCCTGTGTCATTTGGCGAGTTCCTCGACGAGTTGGTAAGCGAAGTAGACCGTGCAGATGCCCATGAAGAGCCAGACGGCGATGGAGGTGGCGATGTTCTTCATGCGGCCACCGTGCTGGTCAGGGCCTCGAAGGAGGCGAATGTGCCGGTCACGAAGGTTTCGCTGTCGGCGTAGGCGCTGAATTCGTAGCCGGTGTCGGTGACGTCGAGCGTCATCTCGCCGGGGCGGTCGGTGCGGTAGATGTAAAGCTGGCCGGTGATCTGGTTGACCACGATGGACCAGCCCATCGACTTGTGGAGTTCTGCTTTCATTGCGCCTCCCTTACGAGCAGCTGGTGAAGGAGCCGCAGGTGACGCAGGTCATGGCGCGTCCGTCGGGCATGGTGACTTGGGTGTAGACGCATTGTGGCGTCGGGGCTTGCTGGGCGCTGGCCGCTGCGGTGAGCAAGGCGGCGATCAGGGCTATCGTCATGCGTTTCATGGTCTATCTCCTTGTGTGTGCAGAATCGCTCTGCTGTTGTTATTATCGCATCACTCATGGGAAATGCAAGGATTTTGTGGGGTGTACGATTGCGTGTTGTTAATTAGCGACAGT